GGGCTTTGCGACAGTGGCACCCTCTTGAACGGACCTGATAGCTGGGCCGACCGGCTTGCTGTAATAGTCCACCGCGTCTTGGGCAGCCTTACCCTCAAGGGGACGCTCCAGCAGGGCGACGTAAGGGGGCTCATACTGGGAGGAGGGAATCTTGGCAACATGGACGACTTTATAGCCGACCGAGGACAGGGAGTTGAGGGAGCTTAGGTCGCCGAAGTCGAAGCCAAGCTCGATATATTCGTAGGTGGTCATCAGAGAGGAGTAATCCAGCTTTTGGCTCAGACCTTGAGGAATTCCTGATTTATTTTAGGGATTGGTACACTTGCTGGTTGTAACAACGGCTACAGCAACCGCGACATCGTTTGGGTTCGTGCTCACAAGGCGTGATGTCCCTGTGCTTGATGTACGAGCACTTTGACCGTCCTAAGTAACGACTGTTGAGTCGCTGTTCCGACCGAGTTGACCACTTCACGTTACCGGGCTCGTAATGACCATCGTTGTCTTTGCGATCAAGGGTCGTACCTTCGGGACGTGGGCCTAACTCGGCGATGAATTGGACGAAGCTGGTAAAGCGGAACTCTATTCCTCGACCGCCGTAATATTTCCACGCCTTGTCACGGGGATTACGGCAGCGATGCTGGGCGGACTTATACGAGTTGTACTCTCGGGCAAAGCGGGTGCGGTGACGATGTTGGCCGGGCATGAAATCTAATACTCAACATTTCGCCCCCTCCTAATTTGTTTTTGGCTCCCAAAATTTTTAGGGATACTTCCCCACGAATTCAGGTCGATTCAACATGTTCGTGTACCGCACCCCCGTTCTAAAGCATTCTGCCTATTAGGGATGTACTCCCCTTCGAAAGTGCCCCCTTCCTGCCCAGAAACGGGCGAAAGGAGGTGGTGGGGAAGTTCCACTTCCCAGCCATTGTTGATAACACAGGACTTAGCACGGATGGTCATACGTCCACTTGGTCTTGCCAGACAGAACGTCATCAACCTGATCCAGCAGGTCGATGCCTTTAGCCATCACAATTTCGATTGGAGTTGCTTGTCTGTCGCTCATGATTCTTGAGTGTCCTTGTGTTGAGCATGTGTTAACGCTTGTCGATGAGTAGCGTCTCATCAGTCCGGGGTGAGGTAGGTTGGTTGTCTGGCTCACTGGCTACACTGAGCTTGATGTGAGCGGCTTGCAGCCGACTCGATACCCAACTGTTGCTCTTACCAACAAGCCTCATGGTCTGCTCTACGTTCTGCGGCCCGATGTCAGCGCCTCGACCGAAGCCGTAGCTCAACTCGACTACTGTGCGTTCACTATCTGTGAGGTTGGCTCGGTTGAATAGCTTCTCAACGTCTTGCTGTGCTTCGAGTTGCGCCGATGTGTCGTCTGCTGTCAGTGCTGCTGTGGTGTGAGCTAAGCAATCGCTGTCCCCCACCAGTTCGTCTACGCTGTTCTCTGTCTGTTGTCTGCGCTTACGTTGTCCTTGCTCATCCTTGAGCAGGCTATTGACGATGCAGGTCTTGAGATACGCGGGATTCTTGGCTTTCTTGGAGTGCCGTCTTTGGGCGCTCAACACAGCGCAGTAAGCCGTCTGGTACATGTCATCACGATAGTCTGAGCCACGTCCCTCGAAGATGAAGTCGGAGATCGAGTAGGTTCGGATGAGCTTGTTCACCAAGCCCCAGATGAACTTGTCCATGTTACCGAGGGCTGTGGGTGGTTTGTTTGCTTGTGGATTGAAAGGTTTAAGTCGGGGCATCGTTGCGGTAGCCATTAGTGCACCAGCGCGATCACGACGCCGATACCGATTGATGCTCCCAGAGTAAAACTCTGGGATTCCTGACTTGCCGATGTTAGACATAGGCAACCTCGTGGGCACATCCTGCCCCGATGTTGAGGGTGTTGATAGCGGCGTTTACGTCTCTATCGTGCGAGGCTCCACAGTCTCTACACACCCAACTTCTTACCGACAATCCCGCAAGTCCTGTAGGACCAGAGGGTCTCCCACATTCGTTACAGGTCTTGGTGGAATCTTTGGAAGCAGCCTCGATGAATGTCGTACCGCTTGTGGGCGACTTGTACGACAGCATCCCTCGAATCTGTGCGTGGGCTGAACTGCTCACGCTCTTCCCAAACTTCTTGGCTATTCCTTTGTGGTTATCCTTGCTCCACACGATGAGCACGTTTTCTGAAACTAATCGTGTCGTTAACTTGTGATTTCTATCTTTCTTGCGGTTGGCAACCCGTTCCTGAATGCGTGCAGCCAAATGCTTGTCGTGGCCACGTTGTGCTTGTGCCAATCGTTCTGCACTGGCTTCCAACTCCCGTGGGTGTTCGATGATTTCTCCGTCCGAAGTTGTCAGTAGATTCGAGAAGCCTGAGTCTATTCCAATTTCTCCATACCCAGTCCGCTCAATCTTCTTTGGCTCTGCATCTATGAACAGGCAGAGATACCAACCCGATGCACGTTTGACCATGCGACCGCACTTGATTTTGCCATCTGGAATGTCCATCTTGTAGAAGCGGACACTACCCAGACTCGGCAGAGTGATGCGATTACCTTTCGGAGCCTTGATGGGGTCAGGAAACGGAATGCTGGTGAGTTTGTTCCGCATTCCTTTAAGACGTGGCTTGCCAGCAATCTTCTTGAAGCAACGCTTCCACGCATCGTGCACAGTGCAGAGAACTCCCTGCAACGTGTGGCTAGGAATCTCCAGCCGCTCTCCGTGGTTCGCCAGTAGGTTCTGGAAATCGTTCTTGGAGAAATAGATTTTGTCCTTGGCGTTGAGTTCTATCTTTCTGACTGCAAAGTTGAACACAGAGCCGAGAATAGGAAGCCATGACTCAGCAATTCTTTCTTGTGTCTTGCACATCCGAAGTTTTAGTTGTGTCTGAATCACGGTATCCTCCTTTCTCCATCAAAGTCGTCGCTTACCCAGATTAAAAATCTGGGATTGCGCTCCTCAACTACCGTTCACGATGCGCTGTACCTCGCGCTCCATGTCCTCGATTTCCTCGATCTTTGCTTCATGCTCGTGGCAGTAATCGCCTTGGCAGGGTCGATCACATGTCACAGCAACGTCGCCCACAACCAACTCGTACTTGCACATGCTGAAGCTTTTGATAGTCATGAATTACACACCGTTAAACTCATCGGTCTCGCTTTGTCTGCGTCTGAGTAGCCCGGCGATGACTTGACCGCTTGAGTGATCCCACTTGTCTATCTCGACTGCCGCACCTGCGAAATCACCAGCGTTGAGTAGCTTGAGCATTGTGCTGGATAGGAAGTTGCCGACGCCGAGGTTAAAGACCCAATCGACCATTGCGTCGAACTGACCTTGAGTAAGGGAGACAGTCACATAGCGGTTTACAGCGATGCAGGCGGCTTGCACATCTTCGAGCAGCCAATCGTCGGCCTGTTGTTGGGTGATGGGGGGCGAAGCTGCGTTGATACCGAAGGTATGACCCCAGCCCTGAGTCCAAACACCCTTGATGTCTTGGTACGCAGTTAGAGAGCAGGATTCAAATTGCTCAGTGAGTTTCAGGCCAGAGGCGGAATAGTCCATACTCCCTAATACCGTCTTTTAGCCAATTCCTCCTTCGTCCAGATCACAATTGGGGCGGCGTACTTGGGCAAAGACTTGTCATGAATGCCTGTAAAGGTGGTCTCAATGTCCCGTTTAAGTGCCTCTACTTGCTCTGATGTGATGGGTGGGGTGTTGTCGCTCTCATCAAGGTCGGTTCTATGCCCCTTGCCCTTGCCTGCGTGGTTCGCATCGCCATACGTTCTCCACTTCTGGTAATGACGACCGCACATGCCACGGGCCGCGTATTTGCGCGTGCAGTCGCCAATGGTGCATTGCTTTGAAAGGTTCTTACGCGGAGTTCGCCATGCGATCCCGAGGAACTTAGCAACGTCTTCGAGACCTATGCAGTTTGGGTATGCCTCTTTGATGAGCTTGTAGAACCGCGCCGGGCCCATATCCATCCGCACATTCACCTCAGCGGAAGGTAAGTTCAGCCGAAGCAAGGCTTCAAGCTGTGTGCGGAACTCTTCAAGATTTGTGGGAGTTGGATTGCGGCTCATAGAGCCTAATACTCAGATCGTGCAGGCAGTGCATTTGCTCGATACAACCTGTCCGTGATTGCAGAAAAACTCGTTCATTGTTCCGCTCCTTCAGGATGTCCATCGCACGCTTGGTGTGACTCGCACAGCCAATCGTCGTAGACTTTGTTGCCATAGCGATCAATGCCTTCGGCACGACCACAGCCGCACGCATCGTGATTTATGGCGAGATACCGCCAACCGTTATAGCCTTGCGGCTTCGGGTCTGATGGTAGATAGATCACTTCTGCTCCTCGGTCGGCAGTCCAAAGGGAGTGCGACCATTGGTTTACCAGCCATGAAATCTCCGAGTGATTGTGGCTCATAAGGAGAGTTGGCTGCTGCGGCACGGGCGGCTTGAGTCGTGCGATCATGGTCGGCTTTGATCGCAGCGGCGACACGCAATCGGCGTGCTGCTTTCTCTTTGGGCGATGCCTTCGGATTGTACTTCTCATAAACCATAAACGTCTCCACGTCCATTATACCACAGTCGCATTTGATCTGTCACGTCACCGTCGTCGTTCTGCAATACCAGTTTGCCCACCAGACTTTGCAGGCTGGGTGCGTTGTTGCCTCGGAACAGAAGGTAGCCTTCGTCCCATGCTTCGCCGATCTTCGAGAGGCTCTATATCAACCTTGATGGTGAGTCTCATACAGTCGGGATGCGTCTCAGTGCCCTTCGGTTTGAAATCCCATCGAGCGCCTGCGAAGAATCCGTTATCGTTGAGATGTTGTCTCAACAGCCGGATCGCTTCATACAACACTGATGCGTCTGGTTGTTTCATGGCTCGACCCATTGTCCAGAGATGTCATCCCAGAACGCATCTGGCGTGTGTGGCTTTTGGTGGTACTCAGTCGCAAGATGGTTGACGACATCCTCAGCGTCCTCGCCGATCCAGTCTGGACAACGAACGCACTTGTACCCTGTAAATGGGACGATACCCTCACCCAATGGGATCATTTCACTCATGTTCCTTCTCCTTGGCTGGGATGGACGGGAACCCGTCCATTTCTTCATCCGCTAGTTTC